AATTTGTTTAGGTATAAACGAAGCCATCTATAGAATCAAAGATGGTCAACTTACCTGTCTTGATAAAAATAAACATTATCTAGACACTTTCAGGCAGAGGTTTTTTGATTCATTTACCAGTCAGGTGTTAAATCATTATGGTCTTAAAGATTTGAATTTTGACTTTATGGTTAATTTCAATGACGAAACAAATAATGAATACTTAGACGATCCAAGTAAGTTCGTTTTCGCTCGTCCAAAAAGTTCTCCGCATATCTGCATTCCCGATTCTCATTTAGGACAAACTATTAATACCTGTTCTCGATTAGGTGAGTTGGACATTGAATGGTCCGCAAAGCAGGACAAAGCTTGTTTTTTTGGCTCTGACACTGGCTTGCGAATTGCAAACGAAAACACTCAAAGAGTAAATATCTGCGAGAGATACCTTGACAGTAAAGTGGTTGATGCGAAAATAACGAACTTTACAAAGACGCCTCCAAATGCAGCTTACTCTAGTGATTTCGTAAGTATTGCTGATCAGCTTAAATATAAATTCATTTTAAATATAAACGGCAACACAACGTCTTGGGAGCGTTTGATTTGGACTATGGCGTCTAACTCATTGTGTATTTACGTTCGTCCTCCAGTAGATCAAAACGACATATCTTGGTATTACCATATGTTTGATTTTGACCAAGCGTTTGTTTATGTTGATGAAAACAATATAGAGTCATGCGTAAAATTCTTATTAGACAATAAAGAAACCGCTGGATATTTAAAAGAAAGACAAAAAGTTACCGCCGAAATTCTTGGCGGCGCAGAATTTCACGCTCAATATTACGCAGGAATCTTACAACAATATAACAAACTTTACAATGAATAAAGAAAATAGCGTTCAACTTATTGGTATTTATGGCGATGATCAAATTCACGCTTGCTCGGCTTGGACTTCTACGTCCAGAGAAATCGACGAAGACAAGAAGAAGAGGATTGGGCCGCTTTTAAAAATGCTGGCAGAGAACGGTCACCACACTCCTTTTGAAAAGTCTTCGCTTCACTTCTTGGTCACTACTGATGTAGCTAGTCATATTCATTTACTAAAGCATAGAATCGGCGTCTCAATTAACGGAGAGTCTGCTCGTTATAAGGAAATGAAGGAAGATAACTTTTGCTTACCTTCTGACTGGCCAGAACATTGGAAAGAGATTCTTGAGAACTATACCAACAATGGTCTTAGGCTCTATCATAACTGCTTAGAAGATTTGGTTAAAAATCATGGCTTTGATCGCAAGCGCGCAAAAGAGTCTGCTAGATTCTTTAGAACTTACAATACGCAAGTTACTGCTGATGTGATGTTTAATTGGAGATCATTTTACCATTTTCTTAATCTTCGTAATAAGCCAGACGCCCAAAAAGAAATCCGAGACATCGCTTCGGAAATGCTTTCTCTTATAAAATCTAACGGTAACTTTCCTTTGACGATTGAAGCTTTTAACCTTTAAGGTGTAAAATATCATGTGCCGTCTGAACTAATCAGTCTATTAGGTGGATCTGTCGTGGGATTCATTTTTCGCTTTATGGCTGCAAAAGCCGAAGAGCAGAAACTGCGTTTTGATCGTATGATGAAAGCAATAGATAAATCAGACGAATCTCACGATAAAGCGGCCAAAAGAGATGGTGATGTAGGAAAGATGGTTAGACAATTTATTGTTGTTTCTGTTATCTTTTCTATCGTCATATCTCCTTTCGTAATGGCTTTGTTAGGTATTCCTACTTATCTTCAAGTAGATTATCAAGACGGAAATAGTATCTTGGGTTTTGTAACAGAGAAGACCAAGACTGCTTTTGTTGAGATTTCAGGCAATTTGATCACTACCGAGATACGCCAATGCTTAATTGCGATTACAGGCTTTTACTTCGGTTCTGCTGCTGCTTCAAATAAATCTTAAAAAGTATTGACAGGAAGCAGAAATTAGTTTCTTCTGTTCGCATGGAAGAGCTATTTCAACTAGAGGTTCAGTCTCCAGAGATCGTCAAGGTTCGCAAGCCTAGAAAACCAAGGAAACCTCGCGCCGAAAGAGTTCCTCGTAAACCTAGAGTCAAGAAACTAAAGCCAGCGAAGAAAGTTTCTCGTCGCGTCATCGTCGCTAGATTTGTAAATATACCAAAACGAACTACCGCTGAGTTTTGGAAGAAAGAGCTTACTATTCTCAGGCAGATTGAGCAAAGATATGGTTTTAAATTCTTGTCGGAATATGTTCCAATTAAGAAGGTTGAAACTCTTGCTTTTTATTATGCCGATTGGAAGGCCGCAGAACTTGAAATTAAGCGCAACGAGTTTTACTATCAGCCGCAACCAACCCAAGAAATTGTCTTGACAGACAAGACTGGAGAAGATTTTAACATTAAACCTAAACCAACATTAAAGGAATTTTTATCATGAGCAAGAAAGAAAAAGTAAAAGAAGAAAACACAGAAACAAATGGATCATCAAACGCTGTTCTAAAGTCGTTTTTGAATAACAAAAAAGAAGATCACTATAATTTTGAAGAGACTTTTAATTATAAAGTTTCTACTGGTTCGTTAAATCTTGATATGCAGACTAGCGGCGGCATTGGACCGGGTCTTCACAGATTCGTAGGATTTACAGAAGGCGGCAAAACATCCGCCGCGCTTGAAGTTATGCGTAACTTTTTGTTGACCGTACCGAACTCAAAAGGATTTTTTATCAAAGCGGAAGGTCGCCTTTCCGACGAGATGCAAAAACGCTCTGGCGTTAAGTTTGTTTTCGACGCCGAATCTTGGGACGTTGGAACCTGTTTCGTATTTGAGTGTAATATCTACGAAACCGCCGTTGACGCAATGCGCCAGTTAGTTCAATTCAATGAGGACAAGGCCAAGTATATGTTTGTCCTTGATTCTGTGGATGGCCTTATTTCTAAGGGAGACTTAGACAAGAACTTTGAAGACTCCAAGAAAGTTGCTGGCGGCGCAGTAATCGCGGCTGACTTCATGAAGCGTATGTCTATCGGTCTGACTAAACGTGGGCATATGGCTATTTTCATTTCTCAGGTCAGAAGTGACATTCAACTCGATCCATACAGCAAGGCTCCAATTCGCCAAACATCCGCTACTGGCGGCAACGCTCTGCTGCACTTCGCCAATTTTATTTTTGAGTTTGAACCTCGTTTTGAAGGCGACGTTATTCTCAAAGACCCATCTATCAAGAAGTCTGACCCAGTAAAGAATCCTATCATTGGTCATTACTGCAAAATCTACATTAAGAAGAGTCCAAACGAAAAGAGCAAGAACCGCATTACTTATCCTATTAAGTATGGACGCACCAACGGACGTTCTGTTTGGCTCGAAAAAGAAATCGTAGATATGCTTTTGACTTGGGAAATGGTTGAGCGTTCTGGAGCTTGGTATTATATTTCCGAAGACTTAAAGGAAATCTGCTCTTCTAGCAAGATCGAGATTCCAGAAAAGTTCCAAGGCGAAAACGCACTATTCTCTTTCATCGAAGGTAATGAAAAATTAACTAAAATCCTCCACAAGCATTTTGTGGATATGATTTCTAGTGATCCTTCTAATGAAATTCAAAACGCTTAATGGCAAAGAAAAATTAATTAAAAACTCTAAAAATTTCTTAATTAATTGGGAAGCCAAATCTAAAAGTAAAGTGCAGTGGAGGGTAAAGCAATTTTTATCCTCTTACTGGAAACACGATATTGTTTTTGAAGAACTTCGTGTTGCTGGAACACGTTTGTCTTTAGATTTCTACAACGCGAATAAAAAAATCGCAGTAGAGGTCCAAGGCAAACAACACCAGCAATTTAACAAATTTTTCCATAACAACAATCGACTCAACTGGCTCGCGCAGTTGAAGAGAGACGATTTAAAGATGAAGTTTTGCTTGACAAACGGAATCTTGCTAGTAGAGATTTACGAAGATGAGGAAATCAACCATGAGATTTTCTCGAAACAAGGAGTAGAACTATGAAGAAAAATAAAGACAAAAAAGAAAACGAAAACAAAGAATTCAAATTTCCAGTCGAAATGGTGGCTCAAATTTATGAAATGTCTGGCGGCGCAGATTCGTACAAAGGTATAGTTCTTTGCATCTGCTCCGAAAACGGCACTCCTCAAATCTATACTCGTTTTGATTCAGTCTTAACATCTTTAGGTCTTAAAAAAGCTATGGAAGAATGGCTTAATGAAGCCTCAACTGAAATTTCGGACGACGAAGAATAATGCTTTATTCACTAGAAGTAGAACAGCAGTTCCTTGCGGGTTTAATCCAGCATCCAGATACTTACGCAGAAGTCTGCGACTTTGTATCTGAATCTGATTTTTACTCCGAATCAACTGTCGTACACAAAACGATTTATCATATCATTCGTAAATGCTTGGAGGCTAACGAGAAGATAGATGAAGTAATTATAGCTCAAAGAATTAAGGAGATCGGCGTTTCCTTTCAAGACAACATTAATGTATTTGATTATTGTCGTTCTTTAGCTATTAGAAAAACAAATCCAACAACCGCGATTGCTGCCGCGAAAGAAATCAAGAAGTATTCTATTCGCCGTACAATCCATAAGTCTGCTTTAGACGTAGCCGACAAGATGAAGAGGATGGCTCCAGACGCTTCTTACCAAAAGATCATTGAAGAAGCCGACTCTTCTTTTAATAAAACAATTAATTTATATGAGAATAATGATGAAAAGCCTATTAACATCTTTGAAGAAATGGAGTCTATCATTGAAGAACGTGGTAATAATCCGATTACTGAATTTGGTCTTATGGGTCCATTCCAAACAGTTAACAAGATTTATGGTTCCCTTTTAAGACCCGGTAATATCTCTGTCATCGTCGCTCGCTCTGGCGTTGGCAAAACTCTTCTTTCCTTAAATTTCTGCACTAAAGTTTCCGCGCAGTACGATGTTCCAGTTCTCCACTTTGATAATGGCGAAATGAGCAAAGAAGAAGTAATTATGCGTCAGTGCGCTGCCTTGAGTCACGTTCCTGTTCATCTTCTTGAAAGCGGTCTTTGGCGTAAGGCTGGACCCGATATTGTTGATCGCGTTCGCGCTACTTGGACTAAAGTTAAGAACCTCAAGTTCTATTACTACAATGTAGGCGGAATGACTACCGATCAAATGGTTAATACCTTAAAGAGATTTTATTACTCAAAGATTGGTCGCGGTAACAAGATGATCTTTAGTTTCGATTACATTAAGCCTTCTGCTGACTCCGATAAGGACAAATCAGAATGGCAAGTAATCGGCAATATGCTTGATAAGTTTAAGAAGACTATTCAGCGCGATCTGGTTCAAGATCATAAACCTTTAGTGGCAATGTTCACTTCGGTACAGTCAAATAGAAGCGGCGTAACCACTAATCGTAATGCCAGCGATATTAACGACGATGAAAGCATTGTCTCAATGTCTGACCGTATTGTTCACTATTGTTCGCATATGGCTATCCTTCGTCACAAAACAGTTGATGAGAGAATGGAGGATGGAGAAGGTTTCGGTACTCATAAATTAATCTTCATCAAGAACCGTTTCTTAGGTTCCGATATCGCTGGTGCAGTTGAACCTGTTCGTATGCCAGACGGAAATCTTCGCCGTAATTTTATCAATCTTCGTTTTAATAACTTTGACGTTACTGAGCACGGAGATTTGCGCGATATCGTTAGGTCTATGGACACAGGAATAACCTTGCCTCAAGCCACAAATGAACAGGACGATGTCCCAGACTTCAACAGTTGATCCAACGCAGCTCAAGAACTCGCTAGAATCTCTAGGCTATAACCTTAGAGATTGTGGCAGTTATTGGCGATCTTCTGCTATTTATCGCGGCGGGGATAACTCTACTGCTTTAAAGATCTACAAGAACAGTGGAGTGTGGACTGACTTTGCTGATGGAGATAAAAGCTACCCAATTAAAAGGCTCATTTCTCTTACGCTAAATACAAAAGATGATTCGGTTATAGATAAGTATGTAAAATTTGATATTCAAAATATCATATCTAACGAAGTTAAAGAGAAAATAGAAATGGAAAAAATCTATCCAGAATCAATGCTAGAGAATCTTCTTCCTCATTTGGACTTTTACTCCAAGAAGATGATTTCTCCAGATACGCTTAACTTCTATAAATGCGGCTACGCAACCGCTGGTCAGCTTTTCAGAAGAATCGTTTTTCCAATATACAATTCTCAAGGACAGATTCATGGGTTTTCTGCTAGAGCTACTATTTGGGCTAAAGACTCTACATTTCCAAAATGGAAGCATTTAGGTAAAAAGACAAATTGGGTTTATCCTCTTCACGTTAAGCGTGGTGGCGTAGAAATTGTTAGAGAGAAAATCGCAGAAACTGGAACTGTAATTATTGTTGAGAGTATAGGCGATAGCATGGCTCTCTTTGAGAAGGGCTATGCAAATAATCTAGTTACCTTTGGATTAGGAATCTCATCTAAACTTTGTTCGACGCTCGTAGAACTCAATCCAGACAAAATTATTATCGCGTACAATAACGATTCAACCAGTGAGTTGAATCATGGATTAGTTTCATCTTGTAAGTCTTATTTACAACTCTGCTCTGTTTTTGATCACACTAAACTCCAAATCAAACTTCCTCTCGCTAATGATTTTAGCGACATGAATCTATTGACATTTGAAGGCCAAGATAATCTATTTACTCTTTGGGAAAATAAAACCGTGAAAAGAGAAGCTCAAATCAAAAAGATTTACGAAATCGCAGTTCAAAATAATTTCCCATATAATTTAATCAAAAAAGCGGAAGAGCTAAATGAGTCCATCAGTTAAACCTCTCACAGCTTTATCCGCAAGCCGAATAAAGACCTTAGATAAATGTAGCTGGTCTTACTGGTGCAACTATGTCTTGAAGCTTCCAGACTCGTCTAATGATGGCGCAAATCGTGGTGACGTTGTTCATTTGATTCTTGAAATGCTTTCCAATCCCAAAAGAAAGAAGTACGTCAAAAAAATAATCAAAGAAGGAGATCCATTTGTAGTTCCTTCGATTAAGTCTCTTACGCTAAAGCGCGCTCGCAAAAATCGAGTATCTGATCCTGAAAATATGAAGTTGATTAGAGAGATGACTCTCGTAGGCTTAAAGTATGATTTCTTTGGAGATAAGAAACAAAAGCCAGTTGAAGACTTTAATGAGAGATCGTTTGATCTTGTGGTAGATAAAAATAATAAAAAATACCGTATCAAAGGCTTTATTGATCGCCAGTTCGTGTATTCCGATAACTCTTCCACTGTAAGAGATTACAAAACCAGTAAAGCAGTTTTTGCTGGTAAAGATGCCGAAGACAACTTACAGCACTTGATGTACACGCTTGCTTCAAAGCAGCTTAATCCAGACCACAAGGTTAACATGGAGTTCTTGTTTTTGAAGTTTGATGTTTCTCATGGAGGTGACGGTCTTTTAACAATGCCAGCTTTGTCAGATCAAGAGCTTTCTGATTTTGAAGATCATCTTTGCGAGGTTCAAAAAGTTATTGACGGTTTTTCCGAGAGTGACGCTCACTCAAATTTCGCAGCCGACAAACCTATTCCATCAGACGGATCTTTTAGCGGTAAACTTTCCTGCGGCTTTGCAAAATTTAAGGGTCAGTTAAAGAAAGATGGCAATCCGATGTGGCATTGCCCATACAAATTCGCTTATAACTATTACGCCGTAAGAGACAAAGATAACATCATCGTCAAAACTTTCTCCGAAGAAGATAAGGATGAGGCTTTTAAAGTCGCCAAGCAAACCGATAAGGTTACGAAAGAGCATTATTCTGGATGCCCAAGACACAATAAGTCTTGACAATCGTGAAATTGCCTGAATCATTGGGTAGATGATACCGCTATTCAAGTCTCACTTTTCCATTGGGAAAAGCATCCTTACCTTAGCCGAACCAGAGAAGCAGAAAGAAGATGGGCCAGACAGCATTATTTCTATTGCCTTAGAAAATGGGCTGAAAGAAGTTTTCTTGGTCGAAGATTCTTTTACTGGGTTCCTTTCTGCTTTCAAAGCTTGCAGAGCCAATAAACTTTCGCTTAAGTTCGGTATTAGAATAACTGTCTCAAATAGTTATGATCCTTTAGACAATTCTAAACACAAAGTTATTCTTTTTGCTTTGAATGACGAAGGTTTTAAGCAAGTAAACAAAATCTATACTTTTACCAATGCTGTAAAAGACGGTTTTATATCAAGCGACGATTTAAGCAGCCTAATCACAAAAGATGTTCATCTGGTTATTCCTTTTTACGACTCATATATTTGGAATAACAACTATACTTTTTCGCATTGTATTCCTGACTTTATTGATAAACATGATCATACATACTTTGTAGAAAATAACAAACTACCTTTTGATAAGCATATCGCTAATTTTGTTTCACGCTATGCCAAGAAAGGCAACATCATCGAAACCAAATCAATTTATTACAAGAATAGAAGCGATTATGATGCTTGGGTTACTTACAAGATAGCTTGTAATCGTCGAATGGGCAAGTTCCAAACCTTATCTGCTCCAGAACTTAATGGTTGCGCTAGTAGAGAATTCTGCATACAATCTTGGAAAGAATCAAAATGAGAACACTTTTAAGAAACAATAAACATCAAAAGATCGCCGTATTTGATACGGAGACAGAAGGCTTGTCGCTGTCTTCTTCTCGTCCTTGGCAGCTTTCTTGGATTATTTGCCAAGGAGAAGACATTATCGAAGAACACGATGAATTCATTTTATTTGAAGATTTGAATATGTCGGAAGGCGCAGCCAAAATTACAAACTTCAACAAACAAACCTATTTGAGTAAGGCCAAGCCTCCTATGGAGGTCTGGCAAAAGTTCGCCAAGACTCTTTACGATAAGGACATTCTTCTTGTCGGTCAGAACATTCTTAACTACGACATTTACATTTTAAATGTTTTAATGAACGGCTTGGGTATGCAAAATGACTGGAGCTTTTTAAATAGAATGATTGACACAAGAGCTTTGGCTATGTCTATTTTCAAACAAGTGAAATTTAATGGCGATGAAGATTTTCTTTGCTGGCAGATGAAACTTATGAACCACTTTGAAAAAGGTATCAAAACAAGCCAAGGCTTTCTCTTGAAGCATTACGCCATCGAGCATGATCCAGCAATGTTGCATAATGCCTTGTACGATATTAAAATGAATTATAAAATCTTTCGTCGCCAAATCTCGGAGGTAGAAATTTAATGTTAAACAAATTTACAGACTATCAACACCCCATTCCGCCGGGTGTTCGCCTTCCTGAAATTAAGATTGATGATCGTCACTACGAAAGACTCAAGATCGAGAAAGGTTGTTCAAACTTAGATTTCCTTCGCCAGTTATGCCTTAACGCAGTTAAAAGTAAAGGCATTGATAAGAAAGCTAACAAGCAAGAGTATTACGACAGAGCAAAAATGGAGTTAGCTGTCTTTGAAGAACTGGGTTTCGTTGATTACATTCTTCTTAATTGGGACATTATGAATTTTGCCCATGAGAATGATATTCCAACTGGCTATGGTCGTGGTTCCGCCGCTGGTTCATTAATTTTATTTTTGGTAAGCGTAACTAACGTTGACCCAATCGAACACGGTCTTTTCTTTGAACGTTTCGTTTCTAAGAGCCGCGCTAAGAAAATAATCGTTGATGGCGTAACTTATCTCGATGGGTCTCTGATGCCCGATGTTGATAACGACATTGAGTTCTCTAAACGCCAAGCAGTTATTGATTATATTAAAACCAAATACGCTGGTAAGACTTGCAAGATTCTTACCATGAATACTCTTACTGGTAAGCTCTGCGTTAAAGAGTGCGGTAAGATCGTTGGCGAAATGAGCGAAGATGCCGTTAACGCTGTTAGCGACGTTATCCCAAAACAATTCGGCAAGGTATTTGCCCTAAAGGATGCGTATAAGCAAAGTGAACAGTTCAAAGCGTTCTGCGATTCTCATCCAAAGGTATTTAAAATTGCTAAAAAATTGGAAGGCTTAAATAAGAACTGTGGCGTTCATCCATCAGGTATTTCTATCTCATACTTTAACAACGAGGATATTATGCCTCTGCAAAAGACAGGTGAAGGCGAATTAGTTAGTGCTTATGAAATGAATAACATTTCTGAGATTACTGTTAAGTTCGATATTCTCGGCTTGAGAACCTTGTCCGTTGTTTATGAAACGTGCAAAAGACTAGGTTTAGACTTCAAGACCCTAGACTATAACTCGTCATCTACCTATAAATACTTCCAAGACCTATCTAACCCTAAAGGTCTATTCCAAATTGAGGCTAATACGAACTTTCATGTATGCAGGAAGGTCAAGCCTCGTAATCTGTTTGAATTGGCCTGTGTGTTGGCTCTAGCACGGCCAGGCGCGTTGGATTTCATGGATCAATATGCCACTTACGTTGAAACTGGCCAATTCCAATCTCTTCACCCATTTTTCGATGATATTTTAGGCGTAACAGGAGGTATTCCAATCTTCCAAGAACAGTTAATGAAAATGATCGTTAAAGTAGGCTTTACTTTGGATGAAGCTGAAACTGTTCGCCGCATCATTGGCAAAAAGAAAGTTAGCGAAATGCCAGCTTGGAAAGAAAAGATCTCTAACAAGATTAAGGACAATAACTTAGATCCTGTTATATCTGACGTTCTTTGGAAGGTCGCAGAAGATAGCGCTAACTATTCTTTCAACGCTTCTCACGCTGTATCTTATGCAACATTAAGCGCAGTAACAACTTATCTTAAGTTCAACTATCCACAGGAATTCTTTTTGGCGCTACTTAAATCTTCTAAGCATGAGCCTAATCCTCACGAAGAAATCGAAACCATTTCTCAAGAATTAGCTTTCTTTGATATTAAACTTCTTTCTCCTGATTTAGTTAAATCTAAATCTGATTTCGAGGTCGAGGATAAAAACATTAGATTTGGTCTTAATGCAATCAAAGGTGTTTCCGATAGAGTACTGGAGAATCTTTTAGCTTTCAGACAAAAAGAGTTTTCCGATAAGATCGACTGTTTCGATGCAGCCAAAGAAGCTGGTCTTAATATCGGCGTTCTTTCTTCTTTAATTCAAGCAGGAACGCTTTCTAGTTTTAGCGAGAGACGTTGCCGACTAGTTCTTGAGGCTCAATCTTATAATGTTCTTACCGACAGAGAAAAGAGAAATATCAAACTTGTTGGAGCTAAATATAATTTTGATGTTCTAAAAGCTATTGCTGACTTGGTTAAAAACAAGTTAGCTGGAGACGATGCCAAGCCATTTATGAGCGAGAAACGTTTTACAACGTTCAGAGCTAAATACGACTCGTACAAAAAAATCTACGAGATGAACAAGACTCACGAAAAATTTGCCAACTGGTTTTTTGAGAAAAAGTTGTTGGGCTATAGCTACACGCACAAACTCAAAGATGTTTTTTCAGAAGAAGATGGAGAAAGACTATTGACAACTTATGAAATATCTCAGTTAGATGCTCGTCAGCCAGTCAAGATCGTTGGCGTAGTCAAAGAAGCAAAGAAAAAAACCAGCAAAAATGGAAACAAATACTTATTCATTCAAATCTCCGACGAATATGGACAAATGTCTTGCCGCCTCATGGACGGTAGAGAAGACAAGCTCACTCGCTACTACGAAGGTGGCGGTAAAACACCCGAAGAAGACGATATTGTCATTCTCTACGGTAATAAATCCGACGATTCTATCTTCTTGGACTCGTTAAGCATACTTAACGAAAAAATATATACTAAATTATCTGACTTACAATCTTAAAAGTGTAAAATGAATAAAGTGGAAGACGTTAACTTCACTCCAAAAGTAAAAAGACTCTTAGACATTGCTAAACAGAAGTGTCTAAGCCATAATTACGTCGAGATCGACGAGTCTTTCATGCTTTATGCCTTGCTTTTGTCACAATCAATGATTGTCGATAACGCATTTGAGCAAATAAAAATTCTTCCATCTGAATTAGTTAATAGATTAGAGAAAGAACTACCTGAAAAGAAACGCAAGAAAGCTTCCGTCGATTATACTGATGCTGTTATCAAGATAATCAAAGAGTCTTACAAGATTTCTCGCTATTATAATCAAAACTATACTGGCGTAGAGCATCTTTTTCTTTCTATGCTAAGATATTCGCCTTATGCAAAGAAGTTTTTTAAATCTCAAGGTGTAGATGCTATCTTTTTGTCTAGTGAAATTGAGTCTGGATGCAAAAACGTATCTAATCCTACTAAAAAACAATCGTCGTCACAATCATCGACTTCTTCATCTTCGCTTTTAAAAGATTTTTGCATAAATTTTACAGAGAAAGCGGAAAATGGAGACTTTGATAACGTTTGTTTTAGAGATTCCGAAGTTGCTCAGGTCTCAGAAGTCCTTTGCCGCAAGCAAAAACGTAATCCAATCCTTGTTGGAGAAGCTGGCGTTGGTAAAACCACTATTATTGGACTGCTCGCTAGAAAGATTATGACTGGCGAGTCAACCGAGTTCTTGTTGGGCAAGACTATTATGCAGCTAGACATGACTGCGATGCTTGCTGGAACAAACCTTAGAGGTCAGTTTGAGGAGCGTCTTCAAAAAGTCCTTAAAGAAGTTAAGGAAAACAGGTCAATCATCTTATTCATTGACGAAATTCATACTATCATTGGTTTAGGTAATGACGAAGGTTCACTAGACACTGCAAATATTTTAAAACCTTATTTAGCTACCGATGAAATCAGTTGTATTGGCGCAACCACTCAAAAAGAATACGAGCAGTTCTTTCAAAAAGATTCTGCAATGAATCGCAGATTTGAACCTATCTTTGTTAAAGAACCATCCAAAGAAGACACATTAAAAATTCTTAAAAACGTCAAGCCATACTACGAAGAATTTCATAAGATTAGATTTCCTGATGAAACTCTTAACGACATAATTGAATTGTGCGCTAAGTATATACCGAATAGAAGATTTCCAGATAAAGCTATCGACATTTTAGATCAAGTTGGAGCTAAGGTTAAGATTAAGACTTTTGCCAGAAGCGAAGAAATCAAAAAGATCGAAAAGATGATGGCCGATTTAGAACAGTCTGATGATATATTTGAATCCGAAGAGTCCAAGACTATTCAAATGGATCATATCCTTAAAGACTATAAAACAAAATTTGAATCTTGGATGAAGCTGCAAGAAAATAAAAAAGTAACAGCTACTCGCAAAGACGTTTATCAGGTCTTATGTGAAAAAGTTGGGTCTATAATCGACACTAACGCTCAAGATTCTAATTTCAGAAATATCCATAACGAACTAAAGAAATATGTCTTTGGTCAAGACGCCGCATTGAAAAAGATTTCGGATTGTATTTTACGTTCTTCGTTTGGTTTATCATCGACTAGCAAACCATTGGGTAGCTTTATGTTTGTTGGCCCAACTGGTTCTGGTAAAACTCATTTAGCTAAAGTGCTTTCTAAACAAGCTTTTGGTGGCGAAGATAGCTTAGTCAGAATTGATATGTCAGAGTTTATGGAGCCTCATTCAGTATCTAAACTGATTGGCTCGCCGCCGGGTTATATTGGACATGGCAAATCAAATGTCTTTTCAAACCAATTAGAAAAGCGCCCATCAACAATTTTCTTATTCGATGAGATCGAAAAAGCTCATCCTGATGTTGTTAATATTCTTTTGCAAGTCATGGATAATGGCGAGCTTAACGATTCAAACGGCAGAAAACTTAACTTTAAGAACTGCATTTTGATTATGACTGGCAACATAGGTTTTCAGTTTGGCGACAATAAGCAAATTGGTTTTTGCGCCCCAGCAGAAGAAGTCATTTCAAAAGAGCTTGTTAATGAGAAATTAAAAAGATTTTTTAGACCAGAGTTCTTAGCTCGACTCAATGATGTCATTATTTTTGATCATCTTAAAGAAGAGTCTTTGATTAAGATCGCTGAAACTGAACTTGAGTCTATCAAGTCTTCTCTTAAAGCTAACGACACTACTGTTTCATTCGCTAAGGATGTCGTCGATTTTATTATCTCTAAAACTAAAGATTCTAAAAATGGAGCTAGAGGAGTTATCTTCTTCATTGAAAACGAACTTAAAACAAAGATAGTTGACAGTTTGGCAAGTAGCTCGTATAATCAAATCAAAGTAAAGATCAAAGATAACGAGATACAAGTCAATGGAACAAAAGAAAAATTTCTTACAGCATACAGTTCAAGACAACACTCTGTTGCCAATTGAAGTGGAGATGCTCGGCTATATTAAAAGCCGAATAGAATCTCAAGCAAATATCAAGATAGATAATTGCGAAAAATTCTCTAGAAGTCCTCTTTACGACTCTTATCTATTAACTTCGGATAAGCGGCCATTCATTCTCAAGGTTAACTTATCGCCTTTTACTCCTAATTTTTGGGATAAACTTTGCTTAAATAACTTTCCATTTCATCCTAGTATTGTTTCTTATGATTTATCAGGAGACTATAACTACATATGTTTTGAAATGCCAAAAGGAATGTTTGCGTCTGATATCTCAAAATATCTATTAAGTCCAAAACTTGAACTAGAATCTTTTTTTGCTAGAGATTTAAAGAAGATTCATTCGCTCTCTTCTTCTGATAAAGATGAAACCTTAGAAACTATAAATTCGTTTTTGCCTATGGAATCTGCTATCATACAGCATACGTTTCCAGTAGCTCAATTATTTGGCGCAGTAAAATCTCGTTTTAAAAACGTTTATGTTCCGTCGTTATCCGATTGTTCGATCTGTCATTTTGATCTAGATTTATCTAACATCATTTTTTCTAAAAATGAATTTAAATTCATAAATTTTGAATACGCGGCAAACGCCAATAAATACATCGAGCTTTGGTTAGCCAAGGAAGTCTTGAATTGTTCTGATTCCGATTTTGAATCATTCATTTCTATTTACGAGTTAGATAAAGAAAAGCTTTTATCGTTAAAAGAAGCTGCCGAATTATTTATTTTCGCTTACATGAATTCAAAGATAGTATCCGAATTTATGACTTTTGGAGTCACAAATCCAACCAAGCTATCGACTTACATAAACAAATCCCAAAGGTTTTATTCAAAAATAAAAGATAAACTTTTTATCGAAGAAACGCTTGACAAAACAATCCAAGGCTTCTATCTTCTCTGGCGTAGTTAAAAATCTATGAAAACCACAAACACAAATCGCGTTATTAACGCAATCGCTAATACATCAGGCCGTTTCTTCGGCCTTGTCACCACCAACGAAGTTCTCAATGCTCGTTTTGTCAGCCAGACTCCACAAATGATCATCGTGCATGACCGTAATGCCGATGAAGTTCGTAAGTTCGCTAAGACAAGCGTCGTTGCCGTATCCTTCCAAGGTCGTACGATTACCCGCTAATAACTGATTAGTCAAAACCCTTCAAGCCTACGCCTTAAAACGTAGGCTTTTTTATTTAAAAATTAGTTTAAAAAGTCTTTTGGCGGATTATTATCTTGAAACATAGATGATATATGCGCCTTAATTTTTATAAACCTAACAAGTCTTGCACAGGAACAGCCGCTTCTTTTAACGTTAGCAAAGACGAAAAAGGCTTAACGCTTTATACTAGTTTCGTAAAGCAAGCTGGATGGGACGAGGCTTCTAGAAAAGGTTCGTTTACTCAAAACGCCAAGAACCCCGAAAAGACAGCCGCTTTGAAACTTAACCAAACGGAAGCTGCATCTATTATCCGAGCTGTTCGCAAAGAAACTAAATTTAGTACAGTTCACGTTTATCAAGGCTCTACAACTTCAATTATGTTTGGGCCTTACGAAAAGAAAAGTGGCGGTTCTGCGTTTTCTTTTAGCATCAAGCGTGGTGAACAACAATTTTCTATTGGTTTCGAGTTAGGAGAGGCTGAGTTACTTGCTCAATTTCTTGAAAACTATCTGACCGAATCCTTTCACGTTGAGACGCAATGAAAAAAACAGTAGTATTCCACAGTAACAGTAGTCGTATCTTTACTGGTTTCGGAAAGAACATGAAAAATGTTCTTCGTTACTTGTATAAAACTGGTAAGTACAATCTTGTCGAATTTGCGAATACTAAATACAAAGATTCTGACGAATTAAAAACTCTTCCTTGGAAGGGTGTTGGTACAATGCCAGAGCCAGCAGTTGTCCAAGCTTTAGCTTCCGATCAAACAAAACTCCGCGCAGTTAGTTATGGTCATCATGAGATTGATAATCTTATGAAAGAAATTAAACCCGACTTTTATATCGGCATCGAAGATATTTGGGCGTTAGCTCCACTTACAGAAAAGAAATGGTGGAATAATAACTGCATGGTATGGACAACTCTTGATTCACTTCCTCTTTATCAAGATGCCATCAAAATTATTCCAAAGGTTAAGCATTACTATGCTTGGGCTTCGTTTGCAGGTAAAGAAGCTGAACGTCTTGGTCATCCTAAAGGCTCAATCAAAACTCTCAGAGGCTCTACTGAAACATCTTCGTTTTTTCGTTTAAAGGAAGAAAATAGATTAGCTTTGAGAAAAGAATTTGGACTTACCGATGAATTTATTATTGGTTTCGTATTTAGAAATCAACTCCGCAAGAGTGTTCCGAATTTAATTCAAGGTTTCAAAAAGTTTAAACAAGACAATCCTAAGTCAAAAGCTAAATTGCTGCTTCATACCCACTGGGGAGAAGGCTGGGATATTGCTAAACTAATCAAAGATAATGAAATAAGTAACGATGACGTATTGACTACTTACTTCTGCAAGAAATGTAAGCAGTATGAGATCAAAAAGTTCTCTGGTCAAAAGATTGCGTGCAAATATTGCGACGGCAAAGACACTGTTGAAACCACTAACATCACAAATGGCGTAAGTGAAGAACAGTTGAACGAGATTTATAACTTAATGGATGTTTACTGCCATCCATTCACTAGTGGTGGTCAAGAAATTCCTGTTACTGAGGCTAAACTAACTGGCTTGATCACTTTGGTCACCAATTATTCATGCGGAGAAGACTTTTCTACCGAAGAAAGTGGTGGTATGCCTCTTACTTGGAAGCC